AAGCTTGGCTAACAAAGAGATACCTTATTGATAGAAAAACTATTGAAGAGATTTCAAAAGAATGTGCAACAAGCCATCAAACCATATACAGGTATCTAGTACAGTTTGATTTAATTAGGAGTCAGAGAACGTGGAAGAAAAGATAAAGATTAATTTTTCTGGTGTAACTTTAAATGCAGATTTTTCAAAACAAGATATGGGATATCCAACTGCTGCAAAAAACATTTGGACAAACCTAGAAAAGTATGGTTTTGAAATTACAACATTTGAGGTGTCTTCTAGAAACATAAACCTATCCTATGCTGCCCCACCAAACAATATTATGTTTAGTGGAAAGTATAACATTATGTATGGCTGTCACGAAACCACAGAGATATCTGACTACTGGGCAGAGTGTTTAAACAAGGCAGATGAGATATGGACACCATCAACTTGGGTGGCAGATGTTTTTAGAAAAAAGGTAAACAAAGAAGTTTATGTTGCACCACACGGTGTATCTGGAGCCTTTGTTCCTGCAAAAAGAAGACTACAGGACAATAAGTTTATATTCTTGCACTTGGGAGAACCATATGTTAGAAAAGGTGGACAGGCTACAGTAGATGCCTTCCTTCAAGAGTTTGAGGGAAATGATGACGTTATTCTTTTAATAAAGTGTTATAATGAGGGTCATACAATTCTTGTTCCAGACAGTGATGGGAATATGGTAGAGCCACAAAAAATTCATAAAAATATTAAAACTATAAGTAGGTCTACAACTGCCAACGAATATTTAAAGATACTTCATAATACCCACTGCTTAGTTTTTCCTTCTTGGGGAGAGGGCTTTGGAATGATGCCACTTGAAGCTATGGCTAGTGGTATGCCAGTTATTTCAACTTGGGAATGGGCGGAATACAAAGATGATATCAGATATAAAATTGATAGCGATCTATTACCAGTACCAGATGACTTACCAGATTACCTAAAAGAAACATATTTAGGTGAAATATATATTGCTAAAATTGATTCCATAAGATATAATATGAGACAGGTCTATGATAATTATGAACAGGCTTTTGAAAATGCTTGGCTAGATTCTTTTAAGATTCATAGAAAGTGGAACTGGGAAGAAGTTATTGAAAAATATGCTGTACCTAGACTTAAAAAGATAAATGGAGAACTAAATGCACGAATACACAGAGCATGAAAAGTTTCATATTGAAGTAGATCAGGTAAATCACCCAAGACATTATACCTCTGACCCATCTGGCGTTGAATGTATTCAGATTACTCGTCATAGAAACTTTAATATTGGCAATGCTTTTAAGTACTTGTGGAGAGCAGGTATTAAAGATGACCAAAGGCAGATTGAAGACTTGCAAAAAGCTATATTTTATATCAATGATGAGATTAACAGGCTGGAGGGTAAATACAATGCCTAGTTATGAATACACCTGCATTGAGTGTGATAAAACTATTAATAAAACTAACGTAAAAGTAGACGATAGGGATCATCAGCAATGTGAAGAATGTGGAAATATTTTAACTAGAAGTTGGACTATTGGTAATGTTGCTGTATGGGCACCAACATCTGGTGGATACCGTTAAATGCCTAAAAAACGCACAGAGATCAAATATAACCCACTTTGGGACGTTAAGCATGAATATGTACACGGAAAAGATTTAATCACTCCTGGGACATTAGTTAAGATTAAGAATGTTCGTGGTGAATTTAAGTTCCAAAAGTATGTTAAAAACATAGATTCAGGTATGGAATGGGTTGATGTTCTTGGCTCAACAGGCTATAGATCCTTTTATGTATATGATTTAAAGGGTATAATTAAGCCTAAGAAGAAAAGAGCAAAGAAAGAAAATGTCTGAAATAGAATTAGTAGACCGTTGGGAAAACATCAACAAGGTTGCAGAAGAGTTTCTCAAGGGTAATACTAATCCTACAATCATTGCCAAAGCTTTAGAAATGAAGCGTATAGATGTCATTGACTACCTAGAAGAATGGCGTATGGTTGTAAGAAGCGACAAGCAGGTACAACTTCGTGCTCGTGAAGCTCTAGTTGGGGCAGACCAACACTACTCAATGCTAATTAAAGAAGCTTGGGATGTTGTAAATGAGGCTGGAAACACTAATCAACTTTCACAGAAAACCGCAGCACTAAAACTTATCTCTGATGTTCAACAAAAACAGATTGATATGCTGCAAAAAGCAGGTATGCTTGATAACCACGAGATGGCTGAAAAGATTATAGAAACAGAACAAAGACAAGAAGTTATTGTTGGTGTTATTAGAGATGTAGTATCTAGTTGCGATAACTGTCGCATTGAAGTAGCAGAAAGACTTTCAAGGATAAGCGACAAAGCAGAGGAAATCTAATGTTTGAAGATATGCTAGATCTTCTTGGCGGTGATGAGTTTGATGAAAGACCAGTAGCACTTGAAGAGTTTGTTACAAGTGAAGACTTCCTTGGTTTACCCCCACTGTCCGATTACCAATACACATCTATTCGTGCAATGAGTCAGATATATAAAAAAGCAACTTTAATTAATCTTTTTGGTGAAGATGAGGGTGAAAAAAGATGGAAGCAAACTTGTAATGAGGTAATTCTTCAGCTTGGTAAAGGTTCTGGTAAAGACTATATGTCAACTATTTCTGTGGCATATATTGTTTATCTTTTGCTTTGCCTTAAAGACCCTGCCAAATATTTTGGTAAGCCTCCAGGCGACTCTATCGATATTCTTAATATTGCTATCAATGCTGAACAGGCTAAGAATGTTTTCTTCAAGGGATTTAAAACTCGTATTGAAAAGTCACCTTGGTTTGTTGGAAAGTACACACCAACAGCAGGTGCAATGACCTTTGATAAAGGTATTACCTGCCACTCAGGACACTCTGAGAGAGAGTCTTGGGAAGGCTACAACGTAATCATGGTAATCCTTGATGAGATATCGGGCTTTGCCACAGACTCAACATCGGGACACGATCAGGCTAAGACTGCCTCTGCCTTGTATGACATGTATCGTGCATCTGTAGACTCTCGATTCCCAGATTTTGGCAAGGTTGTTTTGCTTTCATTCCCACGCTACCGTAATGACTACATTCAGGAGCGATACAATGCGGTAATTGCCTCTAAAGAAGTTATAATGAGACAACATACCTTTAAGCTTAACGAAGAACTTGAAGGTGATGAAGATACAGCAGAAAATTACTTCACTGTTGAATGGGAAGAAGATATCATTGAAGCGTACAAGTTTCCAAAAGTCTTTGCTTTAAGACGACCAACTTGGGAAATTAATCCAACTAGATCTATTAATGATTTTAAGATTTCATTCTACACAAAACCAACAGATGCCTTATCTCGCTTTGCTTGTATGCCCCCAGATGCCGTAGATGCTTTGTTCCGTTCAAAAGAAAAGATAGAAGCTTGCTTCAATCAGATAAATATTGCGGTGGACCAAGAGGGTAGGTTTGCAGCCTCATTCCAGCCAGATAAAGATAAACAATACTACATACACGTTGACCTTGCACAAAAGCATGACCACTGTGCTGTATCTTTATCACACGTTGAGAAGTGGGTAAAGGTAAATAGCTTTAACGATAAAGATGTTGTAAGCCCTATTGTTGTTGTAGATGCCGTTAGATGGTGGACACCAACTGCAGAAAAAACGGTAGATTTTAAAGAAGTAAAGGCATACATTCTTAGCCTTAGAGAGCGTGGATTTAATATAAAGCTTGTAACCTTTGACCGTTGGAATAGCCTTGACATTATGAATGAGCTAATTGCGGTGGGTATGAAATCAGAAACACTTTCAGTTGCAAAGAAGCATTATGATGACATGGTTCTATTAGTAGCAGAAGAAAGAATTGTTGGTCCTGCTATTTCACTTTTAACAGAAGAGCTATTGCAATTACGCATTATTCGTGATAAAGTAGACCATCCAAGAAAAGGCTCAAAGGATTTAGCGGATGCAGTTTGTGGTTCAATCTACAACGCTATTGCTCGCACTCCAAAAAATATTGGAGAAGTAGAAATACAGATACACTCTTATGAACAGTTTGTTGACGATCCTGATTTTGATCCAGAAGAATTGAGACCAGGAAATAAAAAGATTTCTATGGATATTCTAGACTTTTTGGGAGGAATGAATGCCGTTTAATAGTGAAGACTTCTATGAGGAAGACTTTGACCAGGAAAGACTAGATGAGCTTATGAGATATTTGATAGAAGACGGTTACTTGTTAGAAACTGGTTTAGATCAAAATGGCGAAGCCCTATATCAGACTACACAAAAGTTTAGCAAGGACTTCCCAGATATGTTTGAAGAACAGATAGCTGAAACTAACATAATTATTTATGAATTATGGATGATGGGATTGCTAGATGTAACGGTAAAAGAAGAAGCAAATGATTGGGTAGTTATAGTCAATGACAAAACAATGAGTTGTGATTTAGGTCCATTAACCCAGGATCAAAAGAATGTAATTTTACAATTAAGATATAAGACTTTGTATTCAGAAGATGATACAATTTAGTGTCAAAAAGTATTGACATTTTAGCTAAAAGAAGGT